CTCGTAAGGTTTGCCAACCGGGATGTCTATGTAGTCGCTCCTTCACTAGATCAGGCCCGAATTATCTATGATGAGGTAATTTGGCAGTTCGAGAATACCACTTTAAAGGTGCTAGTGAAGGGCAACCCCGTAGACTTCCCGTTTCCTCACCTTGCGATTATAAATGGGTCTCACCTACGTGGGCGCGGTGCAAACTCCCCGAAATACCTTCGTGGTAAAAAGGTACACCTGCTAATAGAGGATGAGGCGGCATTTTTCAAAGACGGAATACATAGTCACACCATAGAGCCTATGTTTACAGTCTCCAGTAACATGGACTACACTGGCATAATTCGAGTAAGTACCCCATTTGGCGAGGGAGATTTCGCAGACGGGGTAGCGGCGGCAAAGAAAGATAAGACCGGGGGGAGCAAATACCTCCACTTTACCAGCTTTGATAATCCATTTGCCAATAGGAAGAAGTTAGAGGCTATACGGGAAAGGTATGGGGAAGACTCTCTCCTGTGGCGTACGGAGTATATGGCTGAGTCTGTAGGCAATGAGCTAGCTGTGTTTGCGGCTGACGATATTAAGTGGGCCTATGAGAACTATCCACATGTCACAGAGCACGGAAAAATACAGTACCCCGTTCCAGTAGAGAAGGACCATACATATGCTCAAGGAGTTGACCTCGCTAATAGAAGAGATTACTTCGTCTCTACTATGCTTGATACCACCAATGCTCTTGCAGTCCAGGTCAGACATGATAGGCTACAGCGTAGAGGATATGGCACGTATAAGCAGATCGTTCGTAACAACCACTATAGGTACAACAGTGCCAGAACACTTATTGATGCAACCTCTCTTGGTGAGTCCGTTGTTGAAGACCTCGTGGATATTCGAGCAGAAGGTTTCAGGTTTAGCGGAACCACAGCCAAGTACGACCTTGTTCACGGGCTTGTTAGAGCGCTCAATGAGAATAGAGTAGCAATCCCTATGATCCCCGAACTCATTAGCGAGTTACGAAACTACCAATACGAGATGTCACAGAATAAAACACTCAAGATGGAAGCGAAAGAGGGTCATGACGACTATGTGATGTCCTTAGCTCTTGCAGTAGACCTCGCATCTAGAGCTACATTTACTGGCTTCTTCTTAGGGGGATTTAGAGGGTTTCAAGGGGCTGCCCCAGACCCAAACGTGAGTGATCCGTTTGCAGAGATTTTTAAATAGTGAGAGATGAAATATTGGCGAAAGATAATTTCCTGGTAAAGGCCATTAGAGGAATGCTCCCCAAGCAGGACCCCAAGCCCGCAAGAGGCACTGTCTCCGGGTATACTATGGGTGTCTCTCCTCTGTTCGGTCAGCCGTACCCAGAGCAGGTTGACAAGACCGGAGATGCAGCTTCTCTTATTAGTCGCGAAAGAATGAGAGAGGTAGTTCTGCGTACCCCAACGGCTGCGGCATGCCTCAACGCTATTTTGGACTTCAGTGGAGGGGTAAAAATAGGGGTACGGAATACAGACCCAACAAAGAAGCCCCCCAAGCGCGAGGCCATGCGCGTGAAAAAGATCCTTGCCAAGCCCAATGCGAACCAAACAAAGAGACAGTTCCTACTAACGCTCATGCGCGACATAGTAACATTTGGATATGCAGCAGTTGAGATTGTTAATACCGGAGACCCTGATAGACCTGTGGACTTGTGGGTGATGGACAGTGCCAGGCTAAAGATAGACTTTGATGAGCATGGGCTTATAAAAGGGTACGACATGCTCAATGCTAGAGGCGTGCCAATTATAGAACCCCATAAACAGGGAGCAGGGGGAGGGGACAGCATCTCGTATGATTTCCCTCGTGGCCCTGGTATCGGCTTTACTGGTCAGCGATCCTTTCTAAACGATCAGGCGAGTGTAAACGATAATTTTGGTACGGACTTGCACGGTTGGGAGCCGAATGAAGTTATCTTCTTTAGCTTGAACCCTATAAGTGAGTCGGTCTACCCTCATAGCCGTATTGTACAGCTTTTTACGGCAGCACTACTCGAAGACTTGATGATCCAATTTATAAGCGAGCGGTTCACGGACTCCAATATTCCGTTCGGTATCTTCGATCTAGGAGACGTAAGCGATACAGAGTTACGCATAGCTATCGACAATTGGAATACCCAGGGGCAGACGGGCAATAGAATTCTCATGACGGGTAGTAGGGGATCTGGTAGTAAGTGGATACCGTTTGGATACCACTTAAAAGACCTGGAAGCAACACAACTACTTAGTGAGTTCCGCATGAAGATTATGGGTATCATGGGAGTTACCATGCAGGAGCTTGGGGAGTCCCAGGACGTATCTAAATCGAATGGGTATAACCTCAGCTTCACCTTCAAAAAACGGGCTGTTGGTCCGTTATTAGATGAGATAACGGAGACCTTGACCCGGAGACTCCTGTGGGAAACGTTGGGCATGGAGGATCTAGAATTTTACTACGATGAGATTGATTCTCGTGATGACTTCCTGATGAGTCAGATTGACACGAACTACCAGAAGTTGGGTATCATGACCCCCAATGAAATACGTAATCGCAAGGGTCTACCCAATCAGGAGGGTGGAGACGATGCTCTCGTGTTTACAGGAAATTCTTGGATACCACTGAGTATGGTACACGAATTAGCGAAGACTATCCTAACCATAGAGCAGCAAACGAACTCTCTTGGTGCCTCAGGGGCGGAGGGGTTACGTGTGAGACAGAACTTGCCTGGAGGAACCAATGGAGCACCGGGTCAACCAGGGGTGGCGGCGGGTGGTAAGCCAGTTGGTGGGGGGAGACCTAACGGACATGATAGAGGAGCCTCCAGTGAGATGAGTAGACAGTTAACAGGTAAGGCAGCAGAGAATCTATACAAGCTATTGCTAGAGGATGACACATAATGTCAGAGCTATACATAAATAAGGTGCTGGAGCTTCGTACGGCGTTCAAACAACCAGGGCCATACTGGAAATCCATCTCTGCTGAGCAAAGGCGCACGGCATCTACGCACTGTGGCCCTGATGAGAGTTACCCCCTTGGTCCTGGGTGCGCACATGTCAGTGCTGCGTTTAAACTTGCGCTAAGTGGTCATGGGAAACCTAGCCTGTCCTGCATAAGGAATTACGCTCGCAAGCACGGTTGTAGTATGCCTCCTTCACAGAAAGCTATCCTGTGGATAGAATCAGGAAGAATGGAGCTAAACCCTTGGTAGGGAGTTATAAATTTGCAAGTGCTGAAGAGGCGGTAGCCTATGTGCTTAATGGGTCAATAAAGCAGCCTCTAGGAAAGAACTTTGCAATTCAGAAATCGTATATACGCGCTGATGGCAGCCTTGCTGTGGAGGGCTGGATATCAACCCCCCAAAAGGACATAGAAAAGGATGTCATAGAGCCAGAGGCATTTTCTGGTGCGCCTTTACATGACTACATGGAGCGCGGAGCACCAATTAGCGTAGAGCATGCCCTCAAAACCTACCCAGTGGGGTACTTGCAAAAGGCTAGACTGGTGAGGGATAACACAATACTTCAAGAAGAGTACAACCCTAAGCACCCTAAAGAAGAGTTTCGCTATTATAATGGAGGCACAGGCTGGTATGGTCTGGGAACCATTTTTGATAAACAGGCAGCTTTGGGTGTGGCGAAGGGTGTCGTAGGTTCCTTTTCCTGGTTGGGTATGCCAGTAGATTGGGAGCAGTTCCCCGATGGTGGTAAGCATTTTAGTAAGCCTGGCAGTATTAGTCCTGTTCTTGAGGTGACTGTTACTGCCTATCCTGTAAATACCTCTGCTACCATGCGTATTGCAAAAGCGCGGGGGTACATACCCAAGATTGATAGACAAAGAGTAGCCGAGTTACTAGCCAATCCGCTAGTGGTGGAAGCTATTATTGACATCCTCGTGCCGCCTGGTACTGCCAGTGCCGTTATAGAGGAGCAGTTAAGAAAGCACCGTTTCGGTGTGAAAGGCTAAAAGAAGATGCCAGAAGACTTGCTGCCGCCAGAAAATCAGCCATTACATGGAGATCTGCTTGAGCAGCTACTTGTAGTCGCGGCTGAAAAGGCAGCGAAGCAGGAAGCACAGGACGCGCTCAGAAAAGGCTTCGTCACTCGTGAACAGATTAATTCCGCTCTCGCTGCGTTTGGTGAGAGTTTAAAAACCGATATTGTAGCAGAGATCCAACAGGCAGTAATGCCCCAGGTAAACCAGACCGTTCAGAAGGCTATGGATGCAGGCACACGCAAGAGTACTATCCTGACACCCGAAGACGAACTGGAAGCTGACCCTATTAAGTTTATCCTCAAGAAGGGTAAAGAGCAGGGACCAGAAAGCTATACTGATGATGAGAAGCGTATCATTTGGGCCTTGACCTATAAGGGTCTTGCAAAAGGTCTCTCGGATAGTGGGGAGGAGGACGAGTAATGCTTGCATCTGATCGCCTCATTCAGAAAGCCCTGACACAACAGACAAACCTCCAGGCCTTGATCCCGCAAATTTGGGCATCTCTCATGGAACTTAACCTTCGACGCCGCGCAGTGTTGGAACAGAGTTTGTTAGTGAATAGTGACCTTACCGTACCTAATAGTGGGGACAAGGTTTACATTCCTGCTCTTCCTGATATTGTAGCAGCAACGGCCTTGACAGAGGGAACCCCCTTGTCTGCGGTTACTCTTTCCAATGCCGCCAGCGTGAGCTTAACCCCTGCCGAGTATGGGCAGATGGTGAGCATAACTCGCAAGGCCCTGGATCGTATTAAGTACGATGGTATGGCTGCTGTAGTTGATCGTCTTGCATATTCCATGAGTATCGCAATTGAGCAGAAAATCGCAGCCCTTTATAACGCCACCGCAAATGCTGCCCTGCCTAACTCGCAGGTTCCATTTGGTGGAAGTACCTTAACCACAATCCCTTCTCTCTATCCTAACGGCCATACCTCTGCCAATGTGGCAACTACTGATGTGCTTTCTGCCTCTGTGTTATCCACTGCGGTAGCTAAGATGCAGCAGTATGACAATGTGCCATTCCCAGATGGTAATTATTGGCTATTCACGACTCCAGACGCCTTTCAGGCCTTGATTATGGACGCCAATATTCGTCAGGACTTGCGATACGCGGCCCCAGAGCGCCTGCTTAATGGTGACCAGGGCGTGCTATATGGTATGCGTATTATCCTGAGTAACTACCTTCCTGGTGCATCTGGTAATGCTGCACTTACTGAGAACTCCATAAGCGTCACAAAATCCCTACTGGTTGCGCCTCGATGGGCAGCGGTAGCTTACAAGCGCCGACCGGAAGTCATTATTGACCCGACTCTTTACGACTTGGGAAGATACAGACAGTTCGGGGTTCTTGCAGATTTTGATATCCAATTACTTCACCCGGAGCGTGCGGTAGTTGTAACCACTGCAAAGAGCTTCTAGTTCTAGCCGTTACGGGGTGTCTCTCCTGGGGAGGGTACACTTAAACGAAGCATCCCTATTGTTTGCCCGTAGCGTTTCTTGGGAGGCATGCTTGGCTTTTACGAATACCCCTTACACAACCCTGGCATCAGTAAAGCTTGCTCTTGACCCTACTATGGGTACAGATGATGATGCCTTTATAAGTAGCCAAATAATCAACGCACAGTCCGATTTGGATGCGCAGATAGGGTTTTCTTTCCAGCAAGACGGCACAGCTATGTCTCCTGCCTCGCGTATTTATGATGGAACGGGAGCGCCTTTTCTCATGATTGACAACTTGGTCTCTCTTTCTTCTGTAGTAGAGGTCATACGGTTCAGCTACCAGGGAATAAACGGAGTGTGGCTTTCTGGGGTGAGTACTACAAATACCATTACAGCAGATGTCGTCTGCAAACCAAACAATTTTGCGTCTAAGGGACTGCCAGCCTACAAGCTTGTACGTACTTCTGGCAATACCTTTGCAGCGGGAACACTGAACTACACTGTCTCCGGGGTCTTTGGCATGCCTATAGTTGCTAATCAGGTTACTCCTGGTGTGCCTAACGATATTAGTAGAGCGTGCCTTCGTTTAGCCATACATTACTTTAAGATGAGAGATACTGCTTATGCTGATATGGTACAGGCACAGGGTGGTATACGAGAAAAGTACATGAAGGGCTGGCCCGAAGACGTGAAGGATACTGTGCGTAACCATCAGAGAACACGTTTTTTCAACCATATAGATGAGTAAAGTATGAATATAGGGAACATTTCCATAATAGCTGGTACTGGGATGGTGATAGGGGTGGATATCTGGGGGACTATGGATGAGCAGCTACATGCACACTCACCGGAATTGGGAGAGATACTTCGAGAGCTTGTGAGAGAGAAGACCCCAGTACTTACCGGTGCTCTACTCCTAGACATGTCTTACGAGGCCTATCCAGATCCAGCGGGTTTTGATGCAGGGGAAAGTGACTTGGTGTGGATATACTCAGAAGATCTCGCACAAGAGGCATTTTGGCAAAGAGTTTACGTACAATACCAGGAAGGTCAGCCACTTGGACTTCATACCTTTACAAACGACGCTCGTGAAATGTTTTATAGTACTTCTATTACTGACGGACTTGCAGCTACAGAGGTATGGGCGCTTAAAGTGGTCTTTATGGCGAATGAGTTAATAGTTTCAGGAGCGGGATTGCCCTGGAAAGGATAAAACAATGCCCAACTGCGCATCTTGTGGGGTGTCAATGACTGTTTCAGAAGTTACCGCTAGACCATACGATGGAGTAGCTGGTAACTATCATAGAGACTGTGCATATATTGCCTATATGCTCGCCAGTGGTCCTATGAACTGCGGAAATACCTTACACAAAGCAGAGATCACCAAGTTGCAAACAAAGCTCAACAACAAGCATTCGGCAACTGTGACAGATTTCCCGTAATAGGGGGTAGAAGTAGTGGCAGGACCATATGCACCAAGCGATGATATCATAGGTCCCATTATACATGAGATTGCTCTGATTATCCAGACTGGTATACCTTCCATAGAATACGTCCATGAAAGAGTTCCTGATAGAGCACCAGCAAACAACCATGTGCTTCTTCCTATCTTGAAAATACACCAGCTAGATGACACAAATGGGAAGCTAAAAATACGCATAACCATAGGTGCCAGGCATGTATTCAGGAGAACAGAGCTAGATGCAGGCATTACAAAGATGTACACATATATTATGCCATGGCTATTCTTAATAGCTGCGTGGCCTAATCAAACTTTGAATGGAAGAGCTATCCAGATGGAAATATCTGATGTTATACCTACAAGGATTATGGAGTCTGGACAGGCGTACATTGCGCTCGCCATCAACTTCGATGTGCTAACCGAGTTTAATATACCACTGGTTTAAGAAAGAAGCAACATGCTAACAAGACAAGAGCAAATTCTGACGCATCAGGTGCTTACCCCCTCCTTAACGGGTCTTGGCACTACATATACGAGTAAGCCTATCCCTTGGGGCTCGGAGCCTGGGTGGTTGCTCGTTATTAGAAACGGTGCAGCAGTAACCGGCACAACCCCCGGTGCTATATGGGAGCTTGATGTAAGCGATAACGGTGGGGCCTACACACGTGTGGGTGGCGCTATTGCCTCACAAATCACTACAGTTCCTCTTTCCGTACTCTACTTTACAGGTACTACACAGGGCGCAGTAGTCCCCTCACCTACCGCAGGGCATACCTACTTTATGCAGGTGAAGTGTGTTATTGCGAACGCTGACAATGTGCTTAGTGATGTCACTGTTGATCTTATAGCATTGAACTAGGGGTGTTATGGCAGGCATTAGACAAGAAACCATCATTAACAACGCCTCATTCACTACCACTGTGACATCTCCAGCCTTACCAAATGACGGTCGTGCTTCCTGGGTACTCCTTTCTAAAGTGGGAGCTATAACAACCACCCCTACCATGACCGTATCCATTTTGGGTAGTTTGGATGGCACCAATTTCTACACCATAGACACTCAAACCGTTATTAATACCGCCAATGCCACGCAGCGCACCGTCTACGGGTCTTCAACTACAAAGGGTCCTATACTTGAACCATACATACAAGTCGTAGCAACCTTTGGTGGTGTGGGGAACTTCGCGAACACTATCGTGGCACTGTTTGGTGGCGGCTATCAGTACTAACCTCGGAGGTGTACTATCGCAATTTCTAAAAAGGCCTGGTTTGGCACTGCCAAGGAGGTTACCCCCGGTACGTCGGTAGTGCCTTCTACGAAGTACTGGCCTACAAAAGCAACATTTAAGGGTGGTAAGAAGAGGGAGTATCTCAACGAAGAGCGTGGAGACCGTAACGCAAACTATGGCGTTGTGGACTCCGTGAGACAAACAGCAATGGACACGAAAGGCCCGTATTATCCAGACGTGTCTCCTATTGCTCTATGGGCTGGGTTTGGCCTGCCTACGTCTACGCAACCTTCCGCTGGTCCTGATCCTACTGTTTGGAAACATACATTTAATCTGGTAGACGTGCCACCATCCTACACCCTAAATAGGAGCATAGATGCGAAGACGTATACTGTGCCTTATGGGGTGTTGGAAAAATGGTCTTTACACTTCGCAGCAGACGGAAAGCTTCTTGAGATGGATAGTAGCTGGCTTGGTCTTTTCGCCAGCATTTACGCATCTCCTCCTAGCCCTACCTATAGCACGGTACTTCCTATGGCAGGGTATGCTCCTATTATTAAGTTTATTGACGGGGCTACCTCTACAGACGTGATGGATATGCAGATTGACTATGCACAAAAAATCACGTTATGGTATCCCGCAAATGGCGCACCGGACTTTGTTACCGTCTACTTTGGAGAACGTACTCTCAAGGTAGATATGACTGCCAGATTCGATAATGACGTGCTGTATCAGCGCTGGAGAACGAACACCTTGGACTCTCTGAACTTTGATATCCAGGGAAGTATTATATCCAATGCACTTGCACATGAATTGAATATACAGATACCTAACCTGTCTTGGGATACTATGGAGCATGACATGTCTAAGGACAACGTGCTTATCAAGGCAAAGGGAACTGCTATTGTTCCTTCTGGGGCGTCTTTAGTCACGGGCTTTGTACAGAACACCGTAGCCTCCTATACAACGTAATGCAAGAGTTACTAAACAGAGAAGCACGCAGGATAGAGAGAGTAAATAACCTACCTGAGGGGTGTGTATCTGGGGTATACGAGCAGGGAGAAATCCGTTTTTATAGAAGTGGTATAGTCATGGGAAGAGTGCCGCAATGGTGGTCCTCCCTTATCTTACAATCGAGGGGAATATACACATGGGAAGCACACAAGAACCTTTAGAAGATACTCAGGAGCCTCTCTTATTCGAGGATTACTTTAATAGCCCGGAGGCTCCGGGTGTAGAAATAGAGGTAATGCATAAAGGGAAGGTAGTGAGGCTGAGGGTAAAGAAGTCGCTTACCCTGGATGAGATGCAGCAAGCTACTGACGCAGGGGTTGCTATCGCACTCGACAAAGAGGGTAATCCTACTATTACGAAGATGAATCAGGGAGCATATAGTAAGGCTATTGTGCTGGCCGGAGTGCGCTCTTGGCCGTTTACCAACCCTGATGGAAGTCCTGTACCCTTTACTAAGGCGAACGTAAACATTATGGATGGTGTGCTAGCAGAGAAGATTGCAACTGCTATTCTAGGCAATAGGGCGGTGCAGCAGCAGGCTATTGTCCCTTTCGCAGAGAAGTTAAAAGAGGACTCCTAGCGGGTGGATCGGCAAACCCAAGAATTGCAGTAGGGACATTTGGATTTCGCTATGCCTGCTATAAGGAATTTGGCTGGACACCGGAGACAGTGGCAGGGCTTCCTGAGAGTGAGGCTAGAAAAATTGCAGTCACCTTGGAGGAGTCCTGGGGCTATGAGTATCGTGAGCAGAGGAAGCAAAGGAACGAGTCAGACTACCCTTCTGGATTACGTGAAGGATTTGAAGAGGATTTTGTCTTCGGGGACGACGACGATGCTGATTACTGGGATAGACCAGACATTTTAGAGGGGAGACCAATAGAATAGTGCATATTGACTTTTCGCAGGCTACGCTTATAATTGCTACTCTTTTTAGCATATACATGGCCATATCTCAATTCGTTGCAAATAAGGTAGTATGGGGCGTACTCTTTAGTATTGCCTCAGTTCTTGGTATCCTTGTACTTTTTGGTGTGGGGGTGTAGGTGGCAACAGATAGCAGTGCAAATATAGGCATTCGGGTCTTTCTGGATGATGCAGCTTCTAGAGGACTCTATGCCATTAATAGTGAGCTAGGCAACGTTGGAACGTTAGCAAAGCGCGCAGGTCTAGGATTTGGCGAGATGACTGCTGGTATGGTAGGTCTCGCAGCTTTAACAGGACTTGTAGCGACTATGGTAGGATTTGGTGGTGCAGTAGTACTTGCCACAAAAGATGCTATAGAATTTAACACGCTTCTCATACGTATCCAAAGAGCTACAAATGGAACTGATGCAGAAATGAAGGGCATGCAAAAAACCCTCATGGATATCGGTGGTAAGTCCATCTTTAGTTTGGAGGAGCTAGCTGACGGATTTGTACTGCTTGGACAGAGGGGGGTATCCGCTGCTGACATTATAAAAACGGTAGGGCAGGCCGGAGTATATCTTGCCGAGTCTATTGGTTCTACCCCTGTGCAGGCTATGGGTCTGCTTGGGAGTACTATGGCTGCGTTTAACCTCCCTGCTTCCGAAGCCGCTAAGGTTGCCGATCTCCTACAGTATGCCTTTGAGCATGGAGTGCCAAACGTTACTCAACTGGGAACAGCTATGGCAAAGCTGGGGAGTATCGCCTCTTTACTTCGCATCCCCCTAGATCAAATAATTCCTGCATTAGATGTGACTTCACGTGCTATGGGGAGTGGATCTACTGCTGCTACAGGGCTTTATTACTTCTTAAATCAAATATCTAATGGTACTCCTAAGTTTAAAGCGGAGATAGAGAAGCTTGGTATATCTTTCTATGATGCTAATGGGAATTTCATAGGGCTTAATCAATCTCTGCAAGTACTCTACACGACCTTAAAGGATAAGTCCCCCAAAGAGGCAGCAGACATAATGGGTCAGCTTTTTGCAGTTCGTAGTGGAGTGAGCATTCAAATACTCCTACAAGATTTAGCAAAGCTGAAAGGCCTTACCAAAGAGCTTGCAGCCTCTCATGATAACTTGAATGCTGCTATGGACAGGGCAAGACAGGCTGAAGATAGTGCTGCGGGTGCCTGGCATGGATTTATGTCTAATGTTCAAGATGCATTGACTCTCATGGGAGGACCATTCCTGGCAGTCATTCAACCTATGATCCTAAACCTAAGAGGTATGGCGGCGAGCATACGAGACTTTGCAGCCGTAAATCCACAGGTCATGGCTACCTTTGCAAGTCTAGCTGCGGCTATATCTCTTGCTGGACTCTTGATCCTGGCAACACTTAGTCCTATCGGTATATTCGTTCTTGTCATGACGGGAGTAATGATTGCCGTTGCAGGAGTCACCGCAGGAATACTCTATCTTAAAACTAACTGGCAATCCATAGTACCTGTGTTGCAACAGGTATGGGGGGTAACCCAGCAAGTACTTGCTGTATTACTCACAGTGGGTGGAGCTATCGTAGGTATAAAGGTTGCCATGCTTACCGCGCAATTCGCTGCCCTTATTCCTGGCATTATCACTGTTATACAGCTACTCTTTAGTATGGCTGGCGCACTTATAGTGAACGCGGCTCAGATGGTTGCTTATGGTATTCGTGTAGCTCTTGTAACTATAGAAATGACCGCAGCAATGTTACCCGCTATACTAGCCACTACAGTAGCCTGGATTGCGAATGCCATTGCGAGCATGATAGCTATGGCCCCCTATATCCTTATCGCTGCTGTTATTGCGGGTATGATTATTGGTCTTGTTTTACTGGTACAGCATCTTGGAGGACTCAACGCAATACTAGCTATAGGGAAAGCTGCTTGGAATGCAATATGGCCATCTATACAGCAAGCAGGAGATGCAATAAAGGGAGCGTTCCTTGAGTCGGTAAAGCAGTTGCAGCCCGTGTGGAACCAGCTTGTTGCGGCCTTTAATCAGGCGAAGCCCGCGCTTATGGCTCTTGGGGCGGTGCTAGGGGGTATCCTAGCAGTAGCAATAGGGATTCTTATAGGTCTTATACGTGGTGCGGTTAATGTCATAGCCTCCATCATAGTAACCGTTATGCACGTTGTATCAGGAATTATACAAATATTCGCGGGTCTTATACAATTCTTCTTGGGATTCTTTGCAGCAATACGTGGCCTATTTGTAGGTATAGCGACGGGAAACTGGAAGCAGTTTCAAGATGGAATTCACCAGATGGCTTCCGGGGTTATGAATATCTTCAAAGGCCTGTGGACTGCTGTTTCTTCCATGTTCATCGGCGCGTTCAACTCCATCAAGGGCTTTGTCTCCGGGTTCATTGCAGGCATTATAGGGTTCTTCACTGGCCTGTGGGATAAGCTTACCAGGCATAGTATTATTCCTGACATGCTCGGACAAATGTTGAGTATGTTCCTGGGTATTGGTCCGAAGGTTTGGAATGCTTTTGGGAACATGGTAAGTAATCTCGTGCATAAGGCTGGAGAAATAGGGCCTGCCATTCTTAAAGCGCTCGGTAACCTTGGTGGCTTACTTGTAGATGCCGGTAAAAATATAGTGCAAGGGCTTATCAACGGTCTTATGGGGATGCTTGGTAATCTTAAAAATGCGGCGGGGAATCTTCTTGATGCGATTCGTAACTTCTTCCCCCACTCACCTGTCAAAGAGGGACCTTTAATGGACCTACCACAGTGGATGCCTAATATGGTAAACGTACTTGCGGAGACAGCAGAGAGAAGCGCGCCATCACTTAGAGCAAGCATGAGCAGAGTGGCAGGGCAAGTACAATCCGGCTTCTTTTCTCCTACGGGTGGTAGTGGAGGTGCTGCGGGTGGAGAGGTATACAATCTGAATATAGACGGTAAAACATTCTTATCCTTCTTCCATGATAGAGTATCCGGGGATCTCTCCGCGAATGGGTTGGGGAGGTTACTACGCTAATGGCTTATAGTATAACACTAGAAGGACAAGACATAACCCTTTATGCGGATGAGCTAAGTCTGAGTATGCAAGATGTGCTGGGGCAGTCTTCCGGGGCAGGCTCTTCCGCGTTGCAACAGGGTCGGGCAGGAACAATTCAGTTCAATACATCCCTTGGCCCTCTAGGTAACTCACAAGGTGCAGGTGCGGCGCTCTTACCAACAGTCATTGCTACCGATACGTTTGTAGGTAGGACGGTTGCGTCAGGTTTTGGCACTGCTTCGGATGGCTCCTCTTGGGTAGGTGGTAGTAGTTCTCTGTGCTCTGTGAGTTCTGGGAAAGGGAGAGTGACCGCACCTTCTGGGTTTCCACTATTCCCTGACCAAACAATAGGCACCAATGCACCCGTAGACGTAGAGATACTATTCCGTGTTTCTCTAGGTGGAGCTAACACAGCGTACTGCTTTTTTCGTAGCCCTGATACACAATGGCTAGGCAACGGGTACCGTGTCCTTTTCAATACTACCAATTTCAAGCTCCAATCGGTGGTTGCTTTTACTTCTACAGATATCGTAAATATCTCTATATCTCCTACTGCTGGGCTATCTTATTGGATACGTGCCAGGGCTGTGGGGAATACGCTTTCTGCAAAGTTTTGGTTAGACGGTACAACGGAGCCTACGCCCTGGAATATCACAGGGACAAGCAGTGCGTATTCTGGGGCAGGGCGTGTTGGGTTCCTTTTCCGTATTGATGTGACAAACCCTATCCTGGTGGACACCTTTACTGCTACAAACCTTTCACAGCCTGCACTTGTACGCCAGGGAGAGATTATTGTAAAGGATGCAAGCGGTGAAACAATATGGGGAGGGTTCGCCACAAAATACACGGATACCTCAACGGCCATTCTAGGGCAAACAAGGCAGAACTTTACAACAATAAATGGGGTAGACTACGAGGCACAGCTTTCTCGTATAATGGTAAATGAGTCCTTTGTTGCTCAAACGGACATACAGATCATTAACTTTGTAGTGGCAAAATACGCTCCCTGGATAAATAGGTCTCTCCTACCTCCCCTAGGAGTATACACGTTTCCTGTAAAGAACTTTAGAAATGTATCACTTCTCACGGTTATTCAGACCATTGCAGGTATCACTGGGTACATCGTATGGATAGACTTTTCTAAATTCATTCATTACAACTCCCCAACCACTACGGGAAGCGCACCATTTTCTTTGAGTAGCTCCCCCGACTTTGTATCTAGCTATCCTCATAACGTACAAGAGTATATCATAGACGATAACTCAGCAATTAATAGAGTAGTGTTCTACGGTGGTAAAAAGCCTAGTGGGGACTTCACGCAAGATGTTTCGCCACTTGCCAATTCAAACAATACGGTATTCCCAACTGCGTACTACCCACGTGTGACAAGCGATGGAAAGTATCATGTACTTGTAAATGGAGTAGAAAAAACAGTAGGGTATTCTACTGGATCACAAATACCTTCTAACACCTTCGTGTCTGCGGGTGGACTTGCACAGGTTCTTATCAATCCAGATGCCCATAATATCACCTTTGATGTGGCACCCCTAACAGGTCAGACGGTCCTTATTAAATACCAGTACGAGTTTCCTCTTGTCATTTCTGTGACAGATGAGATTAGCCACTCCTTCTTTGGGGACCCCTATCTTGACGGGTCGATTAGTGACCAAAATGTTTTCGATGTTCCTACTGCAATACAGCGCTGCAAAGTCCTTTTGGCTCAGCAGAGTTTTGGCTTGACCTCTCTAAAAGTCGATCAATGGAGGCCCGGTATCAAGTCGGGGCAGACCATCCAGATTGTAAATAGTTTACGATCGATCAATGGGAGTTACCTTGTACAGGCTGTTGAAACTGCTCCTCTTGGTGCGGGGAATTTCGTCTACCACCTTACGTTAGGGGCGTGGAACTGGAATATTATTGACATCATAGTAAAACTTGCAGGACAAGCAGCGCTAAGTGACCAGACCAGTGCAGAGGACCCCTCACTCTTACTCATTTTACAAGTTCTGAACCATGTAGATGTGCAAACGTCCTGGTTAAAGCTGGAAACTGTAGGTCCATATTATGCAAGGAGCGCGACAGTAGGGGACGGGCATGATGCCTTCCCCGGATTTGCGACGGTATCTACATGATGAAAGTTCACGTAACGGTTGCCTGGGCAATAAAAGAACGCATAGGAAATGAGTGGGTGACAATACTTGAGAAGTTCAACCTGCTTACCACGTATGGTCTCACGGCCTTCGCTGCGGCCCCGTCTGGTGGTTACGTCGCTCCGGTGTATCTCATTATAGAGCAGACCAAAACGACACTTGTTTCTAGTTACATAGCTGGTGTGTCGTCTATACAGACCGTAGCAGACCCAACCATTGGAGGAGATAACCAACTGGTCCTTGGTGTAGGGCAGGTAGGTCAGGAAACGGTAACCTACTCTTCTAAAACAGGGAGCGGCCCGTATACATTTACTTTGACTGCCCCTACTATAAACCCCCATACCTCAGGGGACTTTGTGTGCCGAGCGGTGAGGAGTGCGGATACTCTAGCCAGTGTAGTAAGTGAAGCGCAATATGATCCTACGTATGCTGCGGGTAAAAGAGTAGCACAAACAGCCTTCTATTCTCCGGCTACCGGTCAGAATACCATGCAATTCTTCATTGCGGGAATTCAGGCGACGAGTATATACTTTTCTCATGTGGGCCTGGCAGACTCTCCAACCATTGGTGCGGGCAACTTACATAATTATGCTGCGTTTGGGTATAACCACAACAATACGAATGACGTGGAAATAGACGTGACGTGGGCGTTGACTACGAGTTAGGTAAAGCATGCCATTAACAACAAGGACAAACGGGAGTCTTTCCCCGAATATTATTACCTCTGCTTGGTTCAATGATTTCAAAGATCTATTGACGGGTGTTATGGTAGACCAGGAAGTATCCATAAAAAACAATCTGGCCATGCTCTCGCTCGGCGCACCCCCCTCTGTTGCCCCGGCAGGTTCTTTAGCGGCTAGTACGGTTCTTGGAATAGGGCTATACAAATATGTGTATACCTATGTGAGTGCTGATGGAGAAAGTACACCCTCACCCGTGTTCCAAATCACTACAACCTCTACCAATCAGAAGGTTAATCTCACCGCAGTTGCCGTAGGACCAACAGGTACCACCGCAAGGAAAGTATACCGAACCATTGTCGCCGGTAGTGTACTAAAACTCCTTACAACTATAGGTGATAATACTACCACGACATTCTCTGATGCAATAGCTGACGGGAGCCTTGGGGTTGCTGCCCCTGGATACAACAGCTTTGGGGGGAGTATTATTACAAAGGACTCAGGAGGGGTCATAAGGGGTGGTCTAACAAGTGATGGCACTATGCTTATGTCTATGTCACCTGTGCTACTTACAGGAGGTACGGCTGGTACAGCAGAGATGTACCAGTGGATGCAAGGCACGATAAAGACTACTTGGATTGTACTCAACGGCTTTCGTACAGCAGGAGCAGACCAGTTCTTTACTCTCCCGTCTCCTTACACAAAGGCTGTTCGTATATGGTCTCAGGGGACACTCACATGGGCGGCAATGGCAGGGGGAGCAGCGCAAACCGTAACTATATACGTAACTGGTGCTGGGGCTGGGGGTGCTACGACAGCCGCAAGTACGAACATCTTTGCAGATAACCAGGGCTTTGTAGCGCAGCCAATAGATCAGGTAAGACTCAACTCCGGTTGGGCTTCTAATAAAGACGGCGTAATTATACTAGAAGGAAAATAACATGGCAGCAGTTTCAGGAGTACACCGAACCATCGCAATCCCTTATAGTGGTGAAGGACAAGATGGTAGTTTTGATGAATTGGCACTAGTCGCCCTTATCCCTGCCCTGGTAGTAACCCCGGCGAACACGTTGACCCCTGCTTTCTCTTTAGACTTTGAGGAGTTCTGGCAGTACTCAGGGGGGTCCTTCCATTTCGCTCGTATTGTCAGGGTTGAATTTCTTCTCACTGTAGCAGGTGACGCAGTAGTGGCAGGTAATCTTTCAGCTTTTCAGACCTCTCTTGGTAAGACTATTGCCACGTGGTCTGAAACAATTAGTTACGGTTGGTAAATAGGCTAACATTGTATGACAGATCAATCGAATAACAGTGGAGACCAGGCAGCGCTTCTAGTCCAGCAATTGACTAAGGCGCTGCAAGATACTCGATCGGACGCAAACAAACAGCTTATTGAGCTAGATCAGAAGCTAGAAAGACTCACCCCTAAGATAGAGCAGGTACAACGTGATCTTCTTCTACTACAAGCAGACATGCGTACTCAGTTTGTACCCCGCACAGAGTATGAACCAAGACACAAGGTTATTGAGGAGAAGATAGCCTACTACGATCGTATTATACTGGATTCTCGACCACAGCAAGAGCGGTTCATTCGCATGGAGTCTTCTCTCAACGTACACGACAAGATCTTTAACGATCACGCAAAGTTAATTGAAGAACTTGATGCAAGACAAAGGGGGGCTGGGGCGAGGATTATACCTATCATAGCTGCCATTGTCTCCGGTCTTGCACTCGCACTTAACTTCCTTTCTCACGTGAATTTCAAGTAGGGGGTTAAGATGGAAATCGTAATACCAGACAGCACGCGAGCGGCCTATGTAGCTATCGTTCTTACTATTAACATGCTCACGAATCTTTATATTGTGTTTAGACTACTCTACTTAGATTACAGAGACAGGAAGCAAAGAAAGAAAGCACTCCACTCTATAGTGCCTAAGGAAAATGGAACTAGTTGATCTCATAATTATCCTGGTCATACTTGCAGTAGATGTTTGTATGCTGGTCATAATGATTAAGGACTACGACCTAAGGTATAAGGCCAGGTATGGAGACAACCCCAGTAAAAGGAGGAAAAAGTGACACAGGCTCTATATGTGGATATAAGTGAGCATCAGCCGGAACATATTGACTGGAAAGCATATGTAGCGTGGTCAAGACAAGGGGATGGTATTGCCAGGGTTGCTCTACGATCTAGCTATGGTACTGGATTTGTAGACGCAAAGTATCGAGCGTACTTGGAAGGAGCAAGGGCGGCAGGAGTAGACATGGTTTTCCACTACCACTATGCCTATCCACAATATAATCCAAGACCCGAAGACGAGGCAGACTGGCAGTTTTCCATTGTGGGAGATCTCAGTGCTTATCCCAACGACGTATACATGCTTGACATGGAAGAGAACGTGGTAGATGGTCAGAGCACAGACAGCGCTTGGGCTTTGGCATGGCTACAGAGGCAAGAGAAAAATACCCGACGCATCCCTGTTATCTACGCCTCCGCAAGCATGGTAGCCAACCGCCTGCAAAATGGAAACCTTACGCGCTACCCACTAATACTTGCAACCTGGAACTACGACCCCTCCTCTCCACCTCCTTCTCCGGGTCCTTGGGCAACGTATAGAGCATGGCAATATAGTGATAAGCTTTCCGGGGTTCCTGGTTTTGGATCGGCGGTTGTTGATAGTAATGTTTTCTTAGGGGGGCAGCAAATGACTTTTACAAATAATGGTATGGTTATGGATCTCCGCAAGAGCTACCAGTTGACAGACGGAGAATCTCAGGACAGGTGCGGTCCCTGGTCTGTAGCAGAACTACGCTACGCAGGGCCACCAACAAAGGGTCCTACTGGTAGTTCAGAAGATATACACCGTTGGGCGCATATAGAGTACGAGAAGTACATTGGCCCCGATATCACAAGCGATCAAAATGGCAGTAGTGTAGAAAATATGCACCAGTTCATGGCAGATACAAAGCTCCACTATTGGGATATAGATGCTATTACTCCTGCAAGTAGCCGCGCTAATGATATTGCCAGGATCAAGAGAGCACTAGATTCGGGCTACCCTGTACTCGTAACCGTGAATGAGTTATCTGTCATTCGTAAAGATGGCTCTAATCCATATCCCTGGCAACCGGGGCTGGGTCCAGTCAATCACGTATTCACGATTGTAGGGCATACCAGTGATGGCTTTTTCCTGGTAGCCGATGAGCTTAACCAGAGCGATGCGTGGCCTGATAAGTATAAGCAGTCTGCTCTAGAAATACATTGGGCGAGCGTGGTTCAGGTAATTGGACCGGATGCTGCGAACCCCTGGTTAAAGACTATTCCCAAGGGTGATCCATTACAATACCCGGCAGGATTTAGCGCACAAACAGATACAATGTTAGGAGAAATTATGGGCGCACCAAAAGGATGGAAGCTCTCAGCAGACGGGAAGAAGCTCACTGCTCCGAATGGGGTGGATGTTGTACTAGGCTTCAAAGATAAGGTTCTTAATTCTACTTGGGATGCGGGGAATGTACCACTGTTTCCACAAAAAGGTGTGCCAAGTGTGCAGTTCCATGCAAGCTTTGGACCCGGAGACGTGCAGTTCTTTAGGGATGGTATGTTGTGGTATAGCAAGGCTAAAGGGGTTATCTGGGAGAGCCAGTTAGGTGCCGAGATCTACGCACGTACGCAGGCTATGGACCAACTAGCCACGCAGAGGGATCAGCTACTAGAGCAGGTAGCGACACTCAACCAGACTATTGTAGCGCTCACTGCTCAAGTGGGAAGTGTGGGGGGAATTACCCCTGAATTACAAGCTGTTATTAATAGTGGTATGGCGACCCTTCAAACTATCGAAGCGACGATTGACGGAATTGAAGCCCTACTACAGCCATACGTCAAGGAGTAATTATATGTCTTTTTCTAATGATGTGGCACCAGTGCTATTATCACTCGCCCCTCTCTATGTCCCCGTCCTCTTAGCCTTCCTCACAGTCTTTGTCACGAATGTCTTTGCGCGGATGCCTGCCAGTGCCAGGTCCGTGGTTGCAACTATTGTACAGACCGCAGTGAACGCTGTTGAGCAGACCGCAGCCGGTAAAGGACTCACACCAGAGGAGAAGAAGGCCCTAGCCCTGCAATTCATACACGACCAGCTAGCGCACTTCAAATTGAACGTGCCTGACTCTGTGGTAATCCCATTGCTTGAAGAGGCGGTACTCATTCTTGATCTTGCTAAGGGGGATGCCCCAGTACAGGTTCCTGTTTCTGCCCAGCGCTCAGGAGGTTCCGCACTGAAGGCCGGTGTTGTTTACCCTCTAGAAACCAGCAAGTAACAAAAGACCCGGAAGCAAGC